TAGACGAGATTGTGAAGATGCACCAAGAGGCTGAAAAGCTAATTGGAAAGCAAGCACAGGAAGTAGGCGAGGTCAGAAAGTTAGCCGATGAACTTATCAAACAGAACCTTGGTTCACGACAACAGACTAGACAGGAAGAGCCTGAAGTAGATTTCTTTGAGAATCCACAGAAGGCAGTTCAAAGGACTGTTGATAATCACCCTGACATCCTAGCGGCACGTCAAGTAACGCAAGAGATGAAAAGGGCGCAAATTCAGCAAAGGTTAGCGCAAGAACATCCCGACTTTGGCGAAATTGCTAAAGATCAGGATTTTGCAAATTGGGTGAAGTCTAGCCCTGTTCGCATTAAGATTTTTGAGCAAGCCGATTCTGGATATGATTTTGACTCAGCCAATGAATTGCTATCTACCTATAAACAGCTACGTTCTGTTAAACAGAAGCAAACTAGTGATGATGGCGAGGTAACTCGCAAGCAGAACTTAAAGGCAGTAGGTGTTGATATAGGTGGCTCTGGTGAATCATCAAAGAAGGTATACAGAAGGGCTGACCTTATTCGGCTCAAAATGCAAGACCCAACTAGATATGACGCTTTAAGTGAAGAAATCATGCAAGCCTATCAAGAGGGTCGGGTTCGTTAAACTTTAGGAGATTTAATTATGGCATATCCAACACCAGCGGTAACAGTAACCACCGCAGACAAATTCATCCCAGAAATCTGGTCTGATGAAATCGTAGCCTCTTACAAGAAAAATCTTGTATTGGCTAACATCGTAATGAAGATGAACTTCAAGGGTAAGAAGGGTGATGTAGTACACATTCCCGCACCTACCCGTGGTAACGCTTCAGCAAAAGCCGCCTCTACTGCTGTCACTTTGATTGCAGATACAGAGACAGAAGTTTTAGTTAACATTAACAAGCACTTTGAGTACTCACGTTTCATCGAGGACATCGTTGAAGCACAAGCCTTGAATAGCTTGCGCCAGTTCTACACTGCTGATGCGGGCTATGCGCTTGCCAAGCAAGTAGATACTAGCTTGATCCAGTTGGGTCGTGTTGCTAATGGTGGTTCTACAGGCGCACAGTACGGCTCTGCCTTCATTGGTGGTGACGGCACAACAGCCTTTGACTACACAGCAAACACCAATACTGGTAATGCTTCTGCTCTGACTGATGCGGCTATTCGTCGTACTATTCAGCGTTTGGATGACAACGACACTCCTATGGATGGTCGCTTCTTTGTTATTCCTCCTTCAAGCCGCAATACGTTGATGGGTCTTTCCCGTTACACAGAACAGGCTTTTGTGGGTAATGGCAATGCAATCCGCACTGGTGAAATCGGCAACCTATATGGTATCCCCGTGTTCACATCTAGCAATGCTGACTCTGCATCTGCAACTGCTGCTTTCCCAACAAGCGGTTCTGCTATTGCTCGTGTCTGCTTGATGGGTCATAAGGACGCTATGGTTTTGGTTGAGCAAGTGGGCATCCGTTCACAAACTCAGTACAAGCAAGACTACTTGGCTACCTTGTTCACATCGGACACTTTGTATGGCGTTGCCGCATTGCGTAGTGCCGCTACAACTGGTGCAGCTTTGTCTTCTTCCATGTTTGCCTTGGTTGTTCCTTCTTGATAACAACCTTTCCCCTCGCCTTCGGGTGGGGGGTTTTTTACATTAAGGAGATTTATTATGGCAGCAGCAACAGCAGTTGTTTCCCGCAGGGGCAATGACCAGTTCCGTGGTCTATTTACAGACACTTGGGATGTTACTTGTACTCTTGATAGCGCATCAGTAGCTACTACTGCAACCGCTACAGATACAGTTACAGTTCCAGGCGTTGCTTTGGGCGACATGGTTATCGGTATGTCTGTTGGCGTTGATGAGGCAGGTTTGGTTCGTAGAGCCTATGTTTCAGCCGCTAACACAGTTACTATCGTGACTTACAACCCTACAGCAGGTTCTGTAGACTTGGCATCAACTACATTGACCTTGATTATTGGTCGTGCAGTTTAATTAAAGGGGGCTAATACCCCCCTTTTTTTGGAGTTTTTATGGCTACTTTTCGTTGCTTAAAGTCGGGAAACACAGTTACTTTCACCTATCAACATGATATTGATAGCATGAAAGGTCACGAAGGATACGTCCTTGTTGAGGAAACTCCAAAGAAAGTTGAAGACAAACCTAAGTTGGGCAGACCAAAGAAAGAGGTTGAAAATGTCGGAAATTGATCCAAGAGAATTTGGCAAATTGGAAGCTCAAGTTGAGGCTTTACAAGCAGAAGTCCATGCACTTCGCCAAGATATTAAAACGCTTTTAGAAATGGCAAACAAGTCTAAAGGTGGCTTTTTCGTTGGAATGGCAATCGCCTCTGTTGTTGGCGGTATCATTTCTTTCATTGCAACCAAGCTAGTTCGATAAGGATTTATATGCCACAAGTTGGAAACAAGAAATTCCCATACACAGAAAAAGGCGAGAAAGAAGCCAAAGAGTATGGCAAGAAGAAATCTATGCCCGTTACTGTAATGATTGCTATTGGTAAGCCTAAAGCTATGCCTACCCGTGGTGGTCGCACTGCTACTAACATGATGAAAAAATCTGGACGAGGTAAATAATGTCATCTTTAACTGCTCCCGTTACCCTTCTTAATGCCGTTACTGCTTCTGGTGCATCCAAAGCAGTTCAAGCCGATGCTGGTCAACCTGCATTTCTTCAAGTTGCAGGTATTACAACTGCTACTGTTGCTTTCCAAGGAAGTTTAGATGGAACAACTTTTGCAACGATTGGCACAGCATTGACTGCTGATGGCATTGTTACTATTGCTAACGCTCCTAAATATTTGCGAGCCAACTGCACCGCTTATACGTCTGGAACAATCACCGCAAAGGTCTTGTACTGATATGAAAACTAAAGCCCAAAAGAAGATCAGCAAAGTGATGACTGAGTTTGGCAAGGGCAAGTTGACTACCAATAAAAAGGTCGTTACTAATCCAAAACAGGCTTTGGCTATTGCTTTATCCGAAGCGGGTATGTCTAAACCAAAGGGTAAGAAATGAAACAAGGTCTCTACGCTAACATCAATGCCAAACAAGAACGCATCAAAGCGGGTTCTAAGGAAAAGATGCGTAAGGTTGGTTCTAAAGGCGCTCCTACTGAGGCGGCATTTAAGGCTGCGGCTAAGACCGCAAAGAAGAAATGAAATCTCCTGTTTGGCAAACAAAAGAAGGAAAAAACCCCAAGGGGGGCTTGAATGCCAAAGGAAGAGCATCGTATAATGCAGAAACGGGTGGAAATTTAAAACCACCAGTCAAGTCGGGAGATAACCCTCGTAGGGCATCCTTTTTAGCACGAATGGGCAATATGCCTGGCGCTGAGATGAAAGATGGAAAGCCTACCCGACTTTTACTTTCTCTTAGAGCTTGGGGCGCAACGTCCAAGGAAGACGCTAAAGCTAAGGCTAAAGCGATCTCTAAGAGGAATATGAAGTGAGACCAGTATCTGTCGGAGTTAACCCAGCAGCCGCAACGCTGACAACTGTTTATACAGTTCCTACGGGTTATTACGCCAAGTTTACTGTGATGTACATTCACAATACTGGTGGTTCGACTAAGCACATTACTGTTCAATGGTATGACGCAAGTGCTGCCACAACCTTGGATATTCTTACTAACTACGACTTGACTTCAAAGCAATACCTTCAGTTTGATGGCAATGCTTATATCGTTTTAGAAGAAGGCGATAGAATTCAAATTACTACTCAAAGTGCAAGTACATTCAGTTTTATTGCCACATTTGAAGTATTAGGAGCGCAACGAACATGACCTACTTAGAACTTGTTAACGATGTGTTGGTTCGCTTGCGTGAAAGCACAGTATCTACTGTTGGCGAAACAACCTATTCTTCTTTGATTGGCAAGTTTGTCAATGATGCCAAGCGTCAGATTGAAGATACATACACTTGGAATTGCTTAAATCAGACAGTAACAGTCACTACTGCTACCAATACAAGTTCATATTCTTTAACTGGTACTGGTCAGAAGTTTCGTATTGCTGAAGCTCTTAATACTACAAACTATATTGTATTGAGCAACATTGCAGTTTCAGACATGAACCGCAAGTTGAACTTTGGCACACCAGTTCAGGGCGTTCCTTCTGAATATTGCTTTAATGGCTCAGATGGCAATGGTGATACAAAAGTAGATTTGTATCCTGTTCCTGATGGCGTTTACACATTGAAATTTGATGTAACAATCCCACAAGCTAATTTGACTGCTGATGGTACATCTGTGAAGGTTTTGGACTATTTGGTTACTCAAAGTGCCTATGCTCGTGCTTTGATTGAGCGTGGTGAAGATGGTGGAACAAACTCTACTGAGGCTTATGCTCTGTTTAGAGGAATGCTCTCTGACGCTATTGCGATGGAAAGCACTCGTTATCCTGAAGACAACTTTGTGGCGGTCTAATGGCAGGACAACTACAAAGTTACAGTCTCTCAGCACCAGGCTTTTATGGCCTGAATACTGAAGATTCTCCCCTTGATTTAGGGGCTGGCTTTGCTTTGGTTGCAACCAACTGCATCTTGGATCAGTATGGTCGTATTGGTGCTAGAAAAGGTTGGTCAAGGGTTAACTCTTCATCTGGTGCTTTGGGTGCTAATGATGTTGGCGTTATCCATGAGTTAGTCCAGACTGACGGGACTCTTACAGTTCTGTTTGCTGGCAACAACAAGATATTTAAACTTGGCACTGCTAATGCTGTGACTGAGTTGACCTATGGTGGGGGGGGTACTGCTCCTACTATTACTGCATCTAACTGGCAAACTGCCTCCTTAAACGGCATTGCATACTTCTTCCAAACAGGTCACGATCCTCTGATTTATGACCCCGCTATAAGTACAACTACTTATCGCAGAATATCTGAGAAGTCTGGTTATGTGGCTACTGTTCCACAAGCAAACATTGCTATTTCAGCATTTGGTCGTTTGTGGGTGGCTAATACTGCTACAGATAAAACAACCATTACCTTCTCTGATCTGATTGCAGGTCATGTATGGGGGGGTGGTACTTCAGGCTCATTGGATGTCTCCCGTGTATGGCCTAATGGTGCAGATGAAGTTATGGGTTTGGCAGCTCATAATGATTTCTTGTTTATCTTTGGTAAACGACAGATTCTTGTCTATTCTGGCGCTTCTACACCCGCATCTCTAGTTCTAAGCGACACAGTAGGCTCTATTGGTTGCATAGCAAGGGATACCATACAAAGTATTGGTACTGACGTTGTTTTCTTGTCAGACTCAGGTGTTCGCTCACTGATGAGGACTATTCAAGAGAAGTCTGCTCCTTTGCGAGACCTATCCAAGAATGTTCGTTTTGACCTTGCATCTTCATTAGCAAGCGAAACATTGGCTAATCTGAAGTCTGTTTACTCAGAAAAAGAAGCCTTTTATCTGCTTGTTTTACCTGCATCTTTCCAAGTTTATTGCTTTGATACCAAGCAAACATTGCAAGATGGTGCTTCCCGTGTAACCAAATGGGACTCTATTGCTCCTACTGCTTTACGTTCTTTGCGTAATGGCGACTTGTATATTGGTAAGAATGGCTATATCGGAAAGTATGGAACTTATCTTGATGACACAGTAACGTACCGATTTGCGTACTACACAAACAATGCTGACTTGGGAAACCCTAATCAGATTTCTATTCTGAAGAACATTACAGCCATTGTGATTGGTGGCTCTGACCAGTTCTTAACTATCAATTGGGGCTTTGACTATTCTGGTGCTTATCGTGCCGAGAACGTCTATATCCCATCACAGACAAGTTATGAATATGGCACTGCTGAATACAACATTGCTGAATACACAAGTGGTGTGCCAATTAAGACGTTAACAGCAAATGCTTCTGGTGCAGGAAAGATTGTCCAGACAGGGTATGAAACAACCATTAAAGGTGTTTCTTTTTCATTGCAAAAGATTGAAATTCAAGCCAAAGATGGCAAAATGGGATAAGAGGTAAATCATGTCAAATTACACCAAAACCACAAACTTTGCGTCAAAAGACAATTTGTCTCCTGGCAATCCTTTAAAGATTGTTAAAGGTGCTGAGATTGATACAGAGTTCAACAACATTCAGACTGCTGTTGGCACTAAAACAGACAATGCTTCTGCCAATATTACTGGTGGTTCAATTACTGGTATTACTGATTTAGCGGTTGCTGATGGCGGTACTGGTGCTTCTACTGCCGCAGGTGCGTTGAATAACCTCTTGCCTACCCAAACAGGTAACGCAAATAAGTATCTCCAAACTGATGGCACTAATGCTACATGGGATGCAGTAAGCCTTTCTACTTCTGATATTACTGGCACTTTGCCTGTTGCAAATGGTGGTACTGGCGTAACTTCTTCTACTGGCACAGGCGCAGTTGTTCTGTCAAACAGTCCCACTTTGGTGACTCCCGCATTGGGAACTCCTGCTTCTGGTACAGCAACTAACTTAACTGGTCTGCCGATCTCAACAGGTGTGAGTGGTCTTGGTACTGGTGTGGCGACATTCTTGGCTACTCCATCATCTGCAAATCTAATCTCTGCCGTAACAGACGAAACAGGTAGTGGTGCTTTGGTGTTTGCCAATAGCCCAACTTTGGTTACTCCTGCTCTAGGCACTCCATCTGCTTTGGTTGGCACAAACATCACAGGTACTGCCTCTGGTTTGACAGCGGGTAATGTCACAACTAACGCTAACTTAACAGGTGCAGTCACTTCTGTTGGCAATGCAACATCTTTGGGTTCATTTAGCTCCTCCAATCTTGCAGGTGCTTTGACAGATGAAACAGGATCAGGATCAGCAGTATTTGCTACTTCACCTACTTTGGTGACTCCTATCCTTGGAACACCTACTAGCGCAACTTTAACGAACGCTACAGGGCTTCCAATCTCTACTGGTGTGTCAGGTCTAGGAACTGGTGTAGCAACGGCTCTAGCGGTCAATACAGGCTCTTCTGGTGCGGTTGTGGTCAATGGTGGTGCTTTGGGTACTCCATCGGGCGGTACTGCAACTAACTTAACTGGTTTGCCTTTGTCTACTGGCGTAACAGGAACTCTGCCTGTCGCTAATGGTGGTACAGGACAGACAAGCTACACAGATGGTCAACTGCTGATTGGTAACACTACTGGTAACACCCTAAGTAAAGCCACCTTGACTCAAGGTACAGGCATTACGATTACCAATGGCAATGGAACAATCACGATTGCTGCGGCTGGTGGCGGTGGATCAGGTGATGTTGTTGGCCCTGCATCTTCTACAGATAATGCTTTAGCCCGTTTTGACACAACAACAGGAAAGTTGCTTCAGAACTCTGTTGGCATCTTGAGTGATACAGGTGCTATTTCTGGTTTGACAGATATTAGTGCCTCTGGTGCTGTAACCCTCTCTGGAGGCACAGCCAACGGAGTAACCTATCTCAATGGTTCAAAGGTTCTGACAAGTGGCTCTGCGCTTACTTTTGATGGTACTAATTTAGGTGTTGGTAGTGGTGCGGCAATAAACTTTGGCGGCTCTTTAGTTTTATATGGCGATTCAACATTGACTGCACTTCGTGGTCGGGCTACAAATGGAATCGTATTTCAAGACTCATCAGCAACAGAACAAATGCGCCTCACCACAACAGGGTTGGGTATTGGTACAAGTTCAATTAGTGGCAAATTGTCTTTGAACGAAACTGACTTGCCATTTATGACATTAAAACGAGCAGATACGATTAAGACTTACTTTGGTGTTGGAAACGGCTCAAGCCTTTCTGGGTCTGCTGCTGCTGGTGACACAATTCTTCGTGCAGAGCAAAAACTTGTTATGCGGGCTGGTGGTGATACTGGTGGGGCTGTCATTGATGCAAGTGGCAATGTTGGTATTGGAATAACAAACCCATCAGACTTCAACAGCGACATGAATGATTTGGTTGTTGGCGGTTCTGGTGCTAGAGGTATTACTATTTATAGCAGTAATAGCGATTCAACAAACTTGGCTTTTGCTGATGACTACACAACTGCTGCTGATGAGTATCGTGGATTGGTGCAATATGCACACAGCGATAACTCAATGCGCTTCTTTACAGATGCCTCAGAACGAGCCAGAATAGACTCCTCAGGCAATCTAGGCTTGGGAGTTACTCCAAGTGCTTGGGGAAGTAACTGGAGAGCAATAAACTTTGGATACACCTCTGGTATTGGTCAATTAGCTGCAACGTCTGGCGGAAGTGGTGAAGTCTCACTTGTTTCTTCGGCGTATAACAACAACACAAACTGGCTTTACTACTACACAGGCGCACAAGCCTCAAAGTATTCGCAGACTTCAGGCCAGCACCAGTGGTTTACAGCAGGGACAGGCACAGCAGGAAACGCTATCACCTTTACTCAGGCGATGACTCTGGATGCAAGTGGGAATTTGGGTATTGGTACAACAACAATGACTCAAAAGTTAAATGTTGAGGGCAATGTTGGAACAAAGAATGGCGGTCATTTATTAACAACAGCATCAAATACAAATGCTGGTGGTTTGTTTTTAGATTCCTCTGGTTCAAAATCAATTTCGTTGAGAGCTGACCCTGATAACGATGCTTCGGGTACATATATTGGCTTTGCAACAGACGGTACAGAACGAGCCAGAATAGACTCTAGCGGTAACTTGCTAGTAGGTGGTACGTCCTCAGTTCTTGGAAAACTTGAAGTTTCAGTTAGCGATAATTCTTCAACTCAAGATGGAATCAACATTCGTGGAACACAAAATAATGCTTATGGCGGTTATTTAAGTTGGTCTGATACTTGGAATGGTGATTCT